TCGTTTGTTAAAAAGAGTTCCCGTAGGAACACCTATAGTATCTCACGTTCAGGGTCTTTTGTCAAACCCTTTTTACGTGATTGGTATTTGTTGGCATCTTTCTTTCTGTCCTTGTGTACACCTCCCTACTTTAGTTTCTCCTGTAGTATTATTCATTAGTATATATCCTTTAGTTAATAATCTTTAGATATACTTAAGTATATGTTATCGTAATTCTCCTGTAGTGTCAACACATCATCTTGTGTAATAATACCACTACTGTCCTCTATGTCAACCTCCACCATGTTCTCTAGTTCCCAGTGTGTTGCTATGGATACTGTCAAACAGTCTGTACATAGATCATAGTGAACACCCCTAGCGTCCTTTTTTAGTGCCTCTAGGTCATCTAGTAAAACGTCGCAAGCCTTACACCTCATCTGGATACCCTCCGAATACTTGGTTGTATGCTTTTACTAACTGGTTGTAGCTCATGTCCCTGTACTTCTGGCGTAGTACTGTACGTGCTATGTTTAGTGTTTCAGCAAAGCCTATGAAACCTAGTTCGTACTCTGCTATATCGTGTATCATCTGCTCTTGTGTCAGATCTGGTTCGTTGTGGTCGTTCATTACACTGCCTCCCGTCCGTACCATCGCATAGGGATGCCCCTAGCGTCCCAATCGTCTGCTTTGTAGTTGTAGTACGTCATATAAGCGACTACTGGATCACTATTCTTGCACTCGTCAGGCATACACTGTGGAAAAGTGGTCAGAGGTCCGTCAGGTATAGCCCTAGGAGGCTCTGAGAGCGTCTCCCAGTGATCTTTTAGTGACTTGTGTACCTTACCATAGCGTTTAGTATATTCGTCGCCTAGCGCCTTCCAGTGAGCTACAGCCCACAAGTAGTTTGAACGTGTCTCACGTACCCACACGGTGCAAGGGTGGTTTTTGTGGGTACTTTTGTACGCCACTTGCCCACCGTCTAGCTCGTTATGTGCTGTTGACAGCATTTGTGCTTCTTCTAGTGGCATCTTTACAACGTGTTTGTCACACTGTAGCCTAGCGGCCTCGTGTGGGTCACGGTCTAGGTAAAATATGTTCACTTGTTGTCCCCTCTATAATTCCATCTGTTGTTCGTATATCTCTTTTTAACTGCTGAAGATACCTCTCGCAGTCCTCTACTGTTATTATATCAACAATACCTCGCTCGTCTATCTCGTCGCAGTACTGAGTGTAAACTGCGGCCTCATTGAGCAGTTGGTACGCTCTGGTTGCCTTCACCTTTAGTTTTAATGCTTGGCTTGTCATACTTCCTCCCCGTGTGGCTCCCCGATCCCATGTTTATAATACTGCTCTTGTCTAAACTCAAACTCGCAAGTCTCGCACAAGCCGGTATCAGTGTCAACACTATCGACAATCTCGTAACACCCGTCACAAATATGGGTGTATTCTAGGTAGTCCACTCGCTTGTACGGGCCAGTGCCGTCACAGTAGTGGCTGTAGTCGCTGTAAACGTCATCTTCGTTCATGTCTAGCGCTCCTCTAGTATTCCTCTGAAAAGATTAACCATGCGGTTACTACTAGGCAACCGAAACCCCAAAGCCACGTTATTTCATTTTCGCACATTAGTCAATCCCTCTGTCTACTGCGTCAAAGTTGTGGAGGTATACAGCCATCGCAAACCCCCGTGGCGTTAAACTTCTGATGTACTTGGTACGTGCTGACTTACCACCTAGCTTAACGTGGCCAGGATTATCGTGAGCCAGCGCTGGTAGTCCTGATTTCTGCGGTATTATAAACCCGTTGCCGGTCCAAAGGCAAGTCTTTTTGTTGTACCTATCTTTCTCTGGTATGACACCAGGAAACTCTGGGTGTGGACCGTCAGGGCAGTAGTTCGCAAAGTCGCACGGGTGGAACGTAAAGTCGGGCTTACGCCACAGTGTAGACAACACGCTCACGGGGTTCTCTACTGCATACGGCACTCCCCACTGCTCCGCAAGTCTCGCCATGCGTACCGCCTTGGTCTGAAACTCTGGATCTGCCTGTCGCTTACGCTCAAAGTGAGCCGCACCAGACACAGCCAGATCAGTACACGGGGCAAACGAAATCACGATGCTGGGTGAACGAAAGCCAAGCGCAGACAGATTGTTGTCTACTGCTTGCTTTGCGTCAGTCCTGCTTAGGTCAATGTTAAACCTAAAAAAACCGTAGCCGTGCGTCTGCATCAGGTGGTGACCGGAGTGGTCGGTGTCCTCGTAATCCACAGTCACCACGTTGTAACGCTCGCTCTGCAACCACGGGAGCATGGCGTAGTGACTGTGATTAAACAGAAACAACACTGTTGGTTTCATCTGTCGAATACCTCCATCTCGTCAAGCTCTACAAACTCGAACTCTTTTTCCATCTCAAATTTCTCACGCTTGGCGTCTTCAAGATACCTGAAAACCAGGATTCTTGAGTTGCCGCCAAAGTCGTAACCTTGCACTACAAACACTGTTTCCATGTTTTACCCTCTCGCTATTACGTTTCGCTGTTGTTTTTCCATTGTGCGCCCGTGTCCAATGTAGCAGACTACGGACACTGTTTTATCCCAGCAAGCACGGCACTTGTCACACTTGCCTTGTCTCGTGTACGCCTCGCAGACTACCGCATCCCGTGGCACAGTGTCAACCGTGGCAATGGTGCTAGTGGTGTCACCGTCTACCGTCTCGCCCGTGATACTGTCAGATGACAAGCGCACAACAACATTGGGTAACGCTTGTAACTGTGCGAGCACTACCGCAAACTTGCTGAATTTGTACATGCGTGTGGGTATCCAGTGTTTAACCCACGGTGTACGCTCGCAGACTTCCAGAATCTTTCGGGCTAGTCTGATGTCGTACATGTCGCCACTGTCAAACCATCGGAAATACCGATCATTATCTAGCTCTGCGACCATATCATCTACCCATGAGTCACGTTTCCAATCGTCACGGTTGTGTTCCCGTGGTGCACGTACGTTCTTGAAACGGTAGTTTCCCGTGGTGGCGTAGCATCCGCTACACGCTGGCACTAGGTTACCATCGGCGTCTCTGGACGCTGGACACGTATCCAGTGCTTGCAGTGACCATGATCGGCATGGCATCTTTGAGGCTTTAGATAGTTTGATCATAATGGTTCCCTTTAGTTCTTAAAACTTATCATAGTAATACCACGGCGACGCAACTCTTGAGAGGCATAGTGGAACTCATCCCAGTACTGCCCTGTTTTCGGGTTGTCTATTGTCTCCCCTACCTGTGCCGCAGTATAGGCGTCATCTCTAATGTAGATCAATGCCTCTACAGGGAGCGTCTTAAAACGTGCAATGGTATCACTGTGCCAGTTATTGTTAATCATGGTCTAACCCTCTTTCGTATGTTTCGTATGTTTAATCGTGGACACCGTATAGATGCCCACTGTTAAACACAAGATCACTTATCGGTAATAGTACCAAATCCTACCTTGCGTTGTGGCTTACGTAGGCTTACGCTGAGATACCAGTACCCAGCATTCATAATGTGGAAACAAGGCCCACGGTTGTAGCTGATCGGCTTGCTGTCACGCTTACGCTTGCGAATGATTACAGAACGTCCGAATACCTTTGTGCGTGTTACGTTTTCCATGAGTATGTACCTTTGTTTGTTTGTGTCGGTTGCACCGTTGCCTTCCGACTTGTGACCATCTTACCGCAACCGTAGATGTTCGCAAGTATTCTTTTGTGTGAATATTACCACAGTTAGACTATTGACAGACTACCGTGATCTGTGTTACTCGCACGTGCGCCCGTGTATAAAAGGTTGCATGAATTTAACGCTTGACAACTCGTGTTGTCTGTGGTTGGGGTGTAGCCAGAGGGTCCAACATAGGCTCACACACTTTGTCAACACAAATTTACCTGTGAATATTACCAGTGATAAAACACTTGACAACTCGTGTCAACTGTGGTAGGACTCCGGGCCTCGTGACTACCACAGTTTGCCCCGTGTGTCAACCCCTGATGCCTTGTGAATATTACCAATGTTTTTCCTTGCAATCGTGTTGGTCTTGTGTTATCATGGGGTGGCCCTTTGTTTTGACACGGGGGGAGGGGGTTGACCTGTGTTAATTATAGTTGTACCCACCTCTGTTCATAAAAGAGTGAATTTAGCTAAAAAAGAGGTAAAAAAGAGTGTTTTTAACTCGTGTTTAACCCCCTGTTTTACCTCGTGTTTACCCAAAGGCGGGGCAACACAAGTAAATCTATAGTGTCCCTAGTATACTTTGTGTAATATTAACATAAATAATGCTTGACTTTTGAGTAAAAATATGGTATAATATACAGTATATACTAGGTTGTATTTAGTTACACGTATGCGGGGCTTAGTTTACTACTAAACAGTTCGTATAGATCCCCTCATATGTTACAACCTAGGCAGGGGACTCATGCGAACTAGCGTTAAACACAAGGAAACAGGAGAATGTCAGAGTCAAGAGACAGTGACACCCTAAAATCTCAAGAAAACACCCTAGAAGCCCAAGCAGAGGCTAGAAAAGAGATAAATTTACGTAAGAGGTCTAGGGGTAGACCTAAAAAGAAAGAAATATCAGCTAAGTCTAAGGGCAGTAGAGGGGTCCGTGGGCGTCCAAAGGGTGACGCCGCTATAATTAACGAGTACAAAGCTCGTATGTTAGCGAGTCCCAAGTCAGTTAAGGTACTAGAGACTATCTTTGAGGCCGCTCTGGACCACGACCACAAGAATCAAGCGGCGGCTTGGAAGTTAGTAATGGACAGGATACTACCTGTAGGTGCATTTGAGAAGGAGGTCACCAAAGATGGAGGACGAAGTGCGATCCAGATTAATATCACTGGGGTTGGAGGCGCAACAGTTGATTCTAGCTATCCAGAGAGTAGCACAATCGAAGGTGAACTCGTTGATTGACGAAGCTGAGTCTCAAGCAGAGCTTATGTTTTCTTACGTGAGGTCCAGAGTTAATTAATGAGACACTTCACCGTATCTGAATTTGACTGCCAACACACAGGCGAGAACAACATGGAACCAGAGTTCATGGAGTTAGTAGATGAACTCAGGGATCGGTGTGGTTTTCCTTTTGTTATCACCAGCGGCTTTAGAAGCCCTACCCACCCCATAGAAGCCAAGAAAGATGTACCGGGAACCCATTCGCAAGGAATAGCGGCAGACATAAAAATAACTAACTCTGCTCAGCGGTACACAATAATAAGAGAGGCGCTTCAGTTGGGCTTTACGGGTATAGGCGTCGCTGGTGACTTTATTCACGTAGACACACGGGGTTCTGCTCCTGTGATTTGGGTATACTGATGCTGTACACTAAGAACGCTAACGTAACAACCACAGACGAGTCTACTATCGTTACAATCCCTAGCGGTTACGTAGCCCATTGGAACATGCTGTTCGTAAGTAACTTAGGTGGTTCTACTAACGGTGCTGGTATCTACGTATCTAAAGCAGACACAACCCGTATAGACATCTTAGGTGGTGGTAACGTGTCATCTAAGGAGTACATATTGTTAACTGACGGTGTGTTTGTTCTTCAGGCTGGTGACGCTATCAAAGCGTACACGACTGCCGCTGGAGACATGGAGTTTGTTGTAACCTTTGACTTGTTGGAACAACCAGCAGTATTTGTAAACTTTAACGGTGCGTGAAAACAATGATTACATTCATAGGGGCTGATTGGTGTCCTGCGTGTAGGAGAACCAAGAAAACCCTAAAAGAACTCAACATGGACTACAAATACGTAGAGATGCCTCCCGGTCAAGCAGGGTGGGACTTAGTAGAAACCATGACAGGTAAACGATCTATACCACAAGTATTCTACCACTTCGGTGGATCAAAGGACTTTACGGAAGCACTACAGAGTTTGCAGTTAGTTGACTGATCTAAACGTACAACTGTTGCCGTGGCAACAAGAGGTCTACTCTGATCCAACACGGTTCAAAGTAGTAGCCGCTGGGCGAAGGACAGGGAAGTCTCGTCTAGCCGCTTGGATGTTAATTATTAACGCCCTACAGTCCGACAAAGGACACGTTTTTTACGTTGCGCCCACCCAAGGGCAAGCCCGTGACATCATGTGGCAAACCCTGTTGGAGCTAGGACACCCTGTGATTGCAGGATCACACATAAATAACCTGCAGATCAGGCTGGTCAACGGGGCCACGATTAGTCTCAAGGGAGCCGACAGGCCAGAGACAATGCGTGGTGTGTCCTTGAAGTTTCTCGTGATGGACGAGTACGCAGACATGAAGCCTGACGTATGGGAACAGATCCTCCGTCCAGCACTGGCTGACCAAAAAGGTGAAGCTCTGTTCATAGGTACGCCTATGGGTAGAAACCACTTCTACGAGTTGTACAAGTACGCAGAGTTAGGTGACGATGAGACTTACAGGGGCTGGCATTTCACCAGCTACGACAATCCAATCTTGGACCCGACTGAAATCGACATGGCAAAGAAATCAATGTCGAGTTACGCCTTTAGACAAGAGTTCATGGCCTCGTTTGAAGCCAGAGGCTCAGAGATGTTCAGAGAGGATTGGGTCAAGTTCGGAGAAGAGCCAGAAGAAGGCGACTACTACATCGCAGTTGACCTCGCTGGATTTGAGGACGTAAACAAAAAACGGACGAAGAACACTAAACTAGATGAAACCGCAATCGCTGTCGTTAAAGTTGGTACTGATGGTTGGTACGTTGATAACATTATACATGGGCGGTGGGAGCTTAACGAGACTGCCGCCAAGATATTTCAGGCCGTTAGAGACTACAGACCCATTAGCGTTGGTATTGAACGAGGAATTGCCAAACAAGCCGTAATGAGTCCTCTGATGGACCTGATGAAGCGCTACGGGCAGTTCTTCAGAGTAGAAGAGTTAACCCACGGTAACAAAAAGAAGACCGACAGAGTGATGTGGGCCTTACAAGGGCGCTTTGAGAACGGGTTTGTAACTTTGAGAAAAGGAGAGTGGAACTCTAGGTTCTTAGACCAGTTGTTCCAGTTTCCTGATGTTTTAACCCACGATGACTTGGTTGACGCTCTAGCGTACATAGACCAGTTGGCTAAGGTAGCTTACAGCTACGACTTTGAAATAGACGATCACGAGATACTCGACGTAGTAGCAGGATACTAAAGTGACTAAGAGAGTTTACAGGCGGTTAAATACCTACGGAATATACGCAATCAGTGCTGTAGTGTTTTGTACACTAGGGTACACAGTTGCCGTACTTTAAGGAACCTAAGATGGCAGAAGAAATTTATAGCCCAGACCCTCTGATGATTGAGGAGTCTCTGGAAGAGTGGGTGATGACCAAGTGTGAAAACTGGAGAGATCACTATGAGTCAAACTACGAAGAAAAATTTGAAGAATACTATAGGCTATGGCGAGGTCAATGGGATCCTGCTGACTCCGAAAGAGCATCAGAGCGTTCTCGAATTATCTCTCCTGCGCTTCAGCAAGCTGTAGAGTCTAACGTAGCGGAGCTAGAAGAAGCCACGTTTGGCAGAGGTAAGTGGTTTGACATAACTGACGATTCTAACGATCAAGACCCTCAAGACATAGCTTATCTCCGCAAGAAACTCACAGAAGACTTTGAGTCCTGTAAGGTACGTAAGGCTGTCGCTGAGTGCCTCATAAACGCCGCTGTGTTTGGCACAGGTATCGGTGAGATCACTCTAGAAGAAATTAAGGAGATGGCTCCAGCTACACAGCCGATCATGGACGGACAGTTGACTGCTGTAGGCGTCAACATTACCGACAGGGTTGTAGTCAAGCTAAAGCCTGTGTTGCCTCAGAACTTCCTTATTGACCCTGTAGCTACGTCTATTGAGGAAGCTATGGGTGTCGCTGTAGACGAGTTTGTGTCTAAGCACAGCGTAGAGCTACTACAGGAGCAAGGCGTGTACAGGGAGGCTATGATTGAATCAGCGGCCCCTGACGCAGACCTAGAGCCTGACCAAGACCTCACGATCTACAACGACGATAAGGTACGCCTCACGAAGTACTACGGCCTTGTGCCACGAGAAATGCTTGAGGCTGAAGACGTAGACGTAGAAGAAGACTCTAAGTACGTTGAGGCTATCGTAGTTATCGCTAACGGCGGTACGCTCTTGAAAGCCGAAGCCAATCCCTACATGATGAAAGACAGACCCGTAGTTGCGTTCCCTTGGGACGTAGTACCCGGACGTTTCTGGGGAAGAGGTGTGTGCGAGAAGGGCTACAACAGCCAGAAGGCACTAGATACAGAACTACGTGCACGTATTGATGCACTGTCACTTACTATTCATCCGATGCTGGCGATTGATGCGACTAGGTTGCCTAGAGGCGCTAGGCCAGAAGTTCGCCCCGGCAAGATGATACTTACTAATGGAGATCCCCGTGAAGTACTTCAACCTTTCAACTTTGGGCAAGTGGGGCAAATCACTTTTGCACAAGCCGCTAGCCTTCAACAAATGGTGCAACAAGCAACTGGAGCCGTGGATTCCGCTGGCATTGCGGGACAAGTCAACGGTGAAGCTACTGCCGCTGGCATTAGTATGTCTCTTGGTGCTATTATTAAGCGTCATAAGCGTACTCTAATAAACTTCCAACAGTCGTTCCTGCTTCCGTTTGTAACCAAAGCGGCACACAGGTACATGCAGTTTGACCCTGAGAACTACCCAGTAGCTGACTACAAGTTCAACGCTACGAGTACTCTGGGTATCATTGCTCGTGAGTACGAAGTTACACAGCTTGTACAACTGTTGCAGACTATGCAACAAGACAGCCCACTGTACCCTGTGTTGATCCAGAGCATCATCGACAACATGAACCTCAGTAACCGTGAGGAGCTTATTGCGGCAATGCAACAGGCTGGACAACCTGATCCACAGGCACAGCAGATGGCTATGGTGGCACAACAAGCACAGCTTGAGTTCCAGCAAGCGCAAACTGCCGCTCTACAGGGTCAGGCCGCAGAGTCTCAGGCTAGAGCAGGTAAGTACGCTGTAGAAACACAGCTTGCACCACAGGAGCTTGAGATCGAAAAGATTGAGGCAATCACACGAAACCTCAGAGAAGGTGATGCCGACGATAAAGAGTTTGAGCGTCGGATGAAGATTGCTGAAGTGGCGTTAAAAGAGAAAAACCTAAACAACCAAATGGCGAAAGGAGCAACACCCCGTGCTAATGACACAAGTAGAAATGAGCAAATTTCTAGACCAAATCAACCAAGCGTTCAAAGACCAGTTCGACAAATTGGAAGCCCTGCAAGCCAAGGTGGACCAGTTGGAGGAACGAATCAATGAGCAAGGAAAAGGATCCAAGACTAGCAAGAGCGGGGGTAAGCGGGTACAACAAGCCAAAAAGGACGCCTAATCATCCCACGAAGTCACACGTAGTTGTGGCTAAAGAAGGTGACAAAGTTAAGACCATACGGTTTGGACAACAAGGAGTCAGTGGTGCTGGAAAAGATCCTAAGACGGCTAAGGAAAAGGCGAGGCGTAAGTCCTTTAAGGCTAGACACTCTCAGAACATTGCTAAAGGAAAGATGAGTGCCGCATACTGGGCAAACAAGGTGAAATGGTGATATGGCTGGACTATACGAAAACATACACAAGAAACGCAAGAGAATAAAGGCTGGCTCTGGCGAACGTATGCGTAAACCCGGATCTAAGGGTGCACCTACGGCTAGTGCCTTTAAGAAAGCGGCTAAAACAGCCAAAAAACAAAAAAGGAGTAAATAATGCCAAAAGTAGGTAAAAAACACTACCCTTATACCAAAGAAGGCTACAAAGCCGCCGCAAAAGCCAAGGCTAAGATGAAAAAGAAAGCC